CACAATCTTGAGCAAGGTCTGTTGCTGATTGACCTTTATTCTCGTTAAACAAAGCTGCTGCAAATATGCTGGCGGCTAGGTCTGTTGTGTCAGCGTTCTCGTTAATGCGATCTAATAGAACGTCAAAGGCTGTATAGGTTGTTGGCTCATAGTGCCAAGCAGCTTGGAAGGTGACTTCACGCTTGAACATCAAGGCTGCGTAAATGTCTTTAAGTGGGGAGCAATCATCAAACACACCATCAACAGGTGCATCGTTAGGTTCATCTGTGTAGGCGTTAACCTGGTTGCTAACGTGGCAGTAATTGGTTTTTGAGTTCATTTTTATGCTCCAAATGTTTGTTTGTCTACTAAACAGGTTAGCACACTAACAAAGAAATACAAGCGAAAACATCAAAATGTATCATTAATGTTGGTTTATTATGCAAAAATTGGGATTTTTAGGAATTATTGGGAGGGGTGGGGGGTTTAATAACGTTAATCAGTTGGGGCCATTAGGCTCTGAATCTTTCTCAAATTTTCCAAACGTAAGATTGTTTTTCCGTAGGCCATATAACCCACCTGTTGCAACAGCGTGTTTGGGTAGCAGACGATTAAACGCATCGGTCAACGGCATATACCATTTCCAAATTGTTATCTCTGTCATCCAGTGTAGCTTTTTGCATCGCATTTTAGCGTAGTTAAAGTTAGTGTTCATAATAATTATTCAGCCATGTAACTGCCGACTATTACTCCTATTATGTGTGTGTTTTCACCACACTGTTGCATGGGGTATGCGGTATTTAGAGGCTTTAAATAACTAACACCTCCATCAACAACATATTCTCTAAAGACAGATTCATTAGTGTCACGATCAATAGCGACTACACGATCACCTGTTTTATGAGGTTTTTGTGGATCAACAAAAATAAAAGTACCTCTTGGGTAACTCCTACCAGTGCTGGACGTCATTACATCATTTTGAACTTCTAGTGCAAATGCACTATCGGACACATCTTCTGGACACCCAATCCAGTTCGTATTGCTTTCAAGCATAAATGTTCCCTCGACTATGCTTATCAAAGAAGCCCAGCTTATTACTGGTGCTTTCTTTGTAACAGGTTGAAGTTTCAATCCAGCCAGCAGCCCAAGCTCGTCAGCAGACAGTAATTGCTCTGTTGAGTACCCAAATGCCTTTGCCAGTGAAACCAGCGAATCACCCCTAACTTCCGCTAAAGGATCAGTTTCTATTTGGGCTAATCGCCCACGGCTTAAAGAAGTTCTTTTGGCAAGATCACTCTGAGTCCAACCCTGGTCTTTTCTGAGTGCTTTAATTCTTTTACCCAAGTTCATCTTTATAGTTCCTACGTTGGTTAATGTACGTTAGCTAGCTTACATTTATTCCTTGCTTGTTGGTTAGACAGAAAATGTATCATAAACGTGCAATCTTTAAAAAATGTGTGTAATATAAGTTACATGAAAATATTAAAAGCAGAAGCAATAGCTACTTTTGGTGGCGTTGTGAAATTAGCGGAAGCCCTTGGTATACAACATTCGGCAGTGTGTCAGTGGGGCGAGTTTGTGCCACCACTGAGGGGCTACCAGATTCAAGAGATTCTAAATCAAACAAATCAAACTGCTCGGTCAGAGGTGGCTTAATGTCTGAAAAATACAAAATGACTCTTAACGTTGAACTACGCAAAGACATGGTTTTTGGCAAAATGTGTTCGGCTCTAGGCGTATCTAAGACTGAACGTATTAACTTTCTCATTGATCAAGACCTCGAATATCATGAACGTTTGTCGAGCGAATTATCAGACGCTTTTCCTAGCTTCTCAATAGATGCTAAAAGAATACGCGAGAAGGGGCTAGGGTGAGCTTTACGCTGATGGCTAAAGCCAAGCCTATTAAGGTCGGCAACTCAGGTAGAAAGCTAGTGCTAATGATGCTGGCTGACATATCTGACGACTCTGGCAGGTGCTTTCCTAGCTATCAACATTTAGCTGATGTTTGTGAAATGTCGCGCAGATCAGTAATAACCCACATCTTAAACCTTCAAGAAAAAGGCTTACTCACAATCACTCACAGGAAGTTAAAAGGCGAGTTGATTAACAGTTCAAATATATACCACTTAACCTTAGAACAAGCCTCAAAGCCTTATGAAACGGGTAGTGAAAATTCTGCACTAGGTAGTGAAATGGTTGCACTAGGTAGTGAAACAGTTGCACTAGGGGGTAGTGAAATGGTTGCACCCATAACCTATCACTCTTCTGAACCTATCAATGAACCTATAAAAGAAAAGACACGATTTAAAAAACCATCACTTGGCGATATTTCCCAATACATGGCTGATTACAGCAAAAGCAAGAATATAACGTTTGATGATTTTTTACCTGATAACTTTTTTGATCACTACGAAAGCAATGGCTGGAAGCGCGGCAACAATAAAATTAAGGATTGGCAAGCAACAGCTAGAACGTGGGTTAGAAACCAAAACAATAAATCAAATGGAGGTCAGTATGCAGTCAAACAGCAATCAGCTCGCGCTTCAAGTTATGACCAACAGCTCGAAGCAGCAGAAGAAACAGTCAGAATTTACGGCTAGTCATGTTCGGCTTATGGCTGAACTTTGGTTACGAATGGATATTTTATGGCCCAACTTGTGGCGCAGCACTTATCAGTTAGCAACGATGGATAACCCTAAGTTTGTTACTTGGTGTAGAAAATTAGAGCATTTAAGTTTAGCTGAATTTGGCAGGGGTTTTGAAAATGTTGAAGAGGCCAAGGCGGTAGCAGCACAAAAGAAAGAACCAAATTATCCACCTGATTACGCTTCTTTTATTGGTCACACGCGCAGATCGGCAGACGTAACAGCATCAATGCAAGCGATACAAGCAAGGTCAGCACCTTTGATGATTACAAAAGAATTAAGCAAAGAAGAGCGCGATTACGGAACACAACAAGCGGCAGCATTAAAAGGATTGTTTGCATGAAAGATTATTTACCAAAGCCAAAACTAAAAAGCCCATATAAAGATTTGATTAATGATTACCAAGGGTCAGTTACTAAAGCCACTTGGGGTGAAAGTGGCGGCTTGTGTCACATTTTCAAATCACAACTTAATCCAACAGCCCGTAAAAAATATAACAAAGAAAGGAAAGTCGCATGATTCATTCAAACAGCCTAGACGCAATAGCTGCAATAACCCCAGTAACAGGGCAAGCAAGAATTGAAGTGCTTAAAGTTATTCGTGATAAACAGCCAATTACTCGCCAAGACATTGCTGCAAGTCTAGGTTGGGAGATTAATCGGGTAACGGGTCGTGTTCGTGAACTGCTAGACAAGAACAACATTATTGAGGCTGGCAATGACACCACACATAGAGTTAAACGTGGGTTATTGAGAGTTGCATGAAAGTCTTAGTGGCGTGTGAATACTCTGGTCGAGTGCGTGATGCGTTTATTCGCGCAGGCCATGATGCAATGTCGTGTGATCTTTTGCCTAGTGATTCAAACTTTGGTGAGCATTACCAAGGTGATGTGTTTGACCTGGACCTATTTAGCTTTGATCTAATGATTGCTCACCCACCTTGCACTTATCTGACTAACTCAGGCGTTTGTCACTTGCACACAAACCCTAACCGCTGGTCGCAGCTAGACGAGGGTGCTGCGTTTTTTAAACAGTTATTGGAAGCTCCAGTGCCACGCATTGCCATTGAGAACCCAATCATGCACAAGTATGCCAGAGATAGGATAGGTGGTGAGAAGTATAGTCAGATCGTACAGCCCTGGATGTTCGGTCACATGGAGCAAAAGGCGACTTGCTTATGGCTTAAAGGTTTACCCAAGCTAACACCAACCAACGTGGTTAAGGATGAAATGATGTTGCTACCTAAGAATGAAAGGGAACGTTTGCATTACTTACCACCAAGCCCTGATCGCTGGAAACTAAGGTCAACGACTTACCAGGGCATAGCTGATGCAATGGCGGCTCAGTGGTTAATTAAAGAGGTAAAGGCTGCATGAGTTTAACTTTAGAGCAGTGTCAATCAGTTGTTAAACGCAGAAACGCTGGCATGTTATCGGCAGAAATTGCCAAAAAATATGATATGCCACTTTACCATGTGACATTGATAATGAAGTGCAACCGCAACAGATACCCATTAAACGAGTATTTGTTGATTGATAACCCTGCGTATAAA